CAGACCGGGGCGCCGGCGGTAAATCAAAATTCAGATACAGGGGGCGATATAAATGGGGGAAAAACGGAAGAAGGAACTTCGCCTGGCGGAGATGCGGGCGGTTCCGCAGGCTGATGACCAGCCGGACATGATCGTCGAAGGCTACGCCATAGTTTTTGAGCAACCGACGGTCCTGTGGGAAGACCCGGATACCAGCAAGCAATACAAAGAGGTCATTTCGCGCGGCGCCCTGGACGGGGTTGACCTGTCAGATGTTCCGTTCAAGTACAACCATTCTGATTCGTTTATGATTATGGCGCGGACCCGAAACAAAACCCTGACACTGATTCCGGATGAAGCCGGACTGAAGATCATTGCCAACCTGGCGCCGACCACCGGCGGCAAGGACCTTTATACGCTCATAAACCGGGGCGACATTAACAAGATGTCGTTTGCTTTTTATGTGGCCAGTGATGAATACGACAGGATCACTTCCACGCGTCGAATTAACAAGTTCGGAGCGATTGGCGACGTTTCGGCCGTGGACGCTCCGGCCTATGAGCAGACTTCCCTGTCGGCCAGGTCTTATTGCGAAGGGCAAAAAGAAGTGGAGGACCTGATTGAGAAGGAACGCCTGATCGAAGAACAACGACAGCAGCTGCTCCAGACGTATTTTGCAGCCGTGGAGACCCGTCACGCTATTCCCTACGTGAAAACCGGGACCGTGGACGAGCCGTGGTCAGGCCTCAAAATGCGCTCGAACCTAAACACCGGACCGGAGGTAAAGGCCGAATATTACCGGCAGGCGTTTGCCTGGGTTGATGAGGCTGCGAATGCCGACGCCAAGGGTTCCTATAAATTTATCCACCACGACGTATCGGACGGGGGAGCCATCGGGCCGGCAAATATCATAGGCTGCCAAACCGGCATCGCGGTCCTCAACGGCAGCATGGGCGGATCTAAGATTCCCGATGAAGACCGGCAAGGTGTATATGACCACTTGGCCGCTCACCTTCGGGACGCCAAGATTGAGCCGGACGAACTCCGCAGCGCCGCAGGCGAATACGACAAGGGCCTCCGTAGAAAGCAGCTAATCATTAAAACCTATCTTTAAATTACAGCCGGACGGCTGTTTTTTCATGCCGAGGAGGTGCACAAATGCCGGATACCTCAACTCCGATATATATCGACCAGGGCAGCGATTGGTCACAAGGTGTAATCTATTTAGCAAACGGCGTCCCTGTCCCTCTTGCCGGGTACATCATCGAATGTGAAATAAGGACGGCTCCTGTCGACGCCGGCGGGGTGCTCTTGGCAACTCCGGACTATACCATCGACGACCCGGCCAACGGCCACTTCATCCTGCAAATGTCGGCTGCCGAAACAGAGACGATCATAGTAAAAACATACACGCCGTTTATCAAAGCAAAATTCTGGTACGACCTTTATGTCGTTTCCCCATCGGGAAGTAAAACCAGAATTTTGAACGGCCCGGTGTGGGTCAGTCCGAGGGTGACGCAATGAGCGATGACATTCAAGCCATTTTAGACCCGAAGGCTGATATAACCGTAATCGTGGAACAGGGGGCACCTGGCCCGAAAGGCGAGAAAGGCGACCCGGGAGAGCCGGGTGAACCCGGGTTAGCAGGACAGGCAGCTCAAGCGTTTGTTTTTAACCAAATGACTCCTTTGTCTGTCTGGACGATTCAGCACAACCTGGCGAACTACCCGGGAGTGACGGTTGTTGATTCTTCCGGGGCTGTTGTTGTTGGTGATATTGAGTATATCGACAGCAACAACATAACCATCACATTCGGGGCCGCGTTTGGCGGGATTGCCTATTTAAACTAAACACGGAGGAGTGATTTAGTGTGCCGAAGTTTTTAACCCCGGTTGATTTAAATAAAAACGAATTAAGAAACCCTGTCATACAAAACTTGGCATCTGCACCATCATCGCCAACTGGCGGCCTGGTCTACTACGATACGACCTTGAAACAATTCGGGTGTTATCAAAACAACGCCTGGGTGTATCTCGGGGCCGTCACTTCCGCAGCTATCATCGCGGCATTGACCTTCACGCCGGAAAACGCTGCAAACAAAAATGCCGCGAGCGGCTATGCGGGCCTTGATTCCAGTAGCCACATCAACGCTTCGGTGCTAACCGCTGCTCTGATTACCGGGGCGCTCACCTATACGCCTGAGAATCCGGCCAACAAAGGCGCCGTTAACGGCTACGCCGGGCTTGATTCCGGAGGTAAGGTTCCAGCTGCCCAGCTCCCGTCGTCGGTCACCGGCGGCATGGCTTACCAGGGCACATGGAATGCCAACACAAACGTTCCGGCTCTCGCTTCGGGCGTTGGCACAAAGGGCTACCTTTACAAGGTAAGCGTGGCTGGCACCACTACCCTTGACACAATCAGTCAGTGGAACGTCGGTGATAGCGTCGTTTTTGATGGGACCACTTGGGACAAGATCGACGGTGTTGCATCTGAGGTCGTAACTGTTGCCGGTAGGGCCGGGGCTGTTGTTTTGGCCTATGCAGACGTTTCCGGCCTCGCCAGCATGGCACAGCAGGCGGCCAGCTCTGTCGCCATCACCGGTGGGACCATCACCGGGTTATCATCGGCCCTTCCGGTTACCTCCGGTGGCACCGGGGGTAATACTGCGGCTCTTGCCAAGGCGGCTTTGGGTTTTACTACCAAGTATGCTGCCGACGTTGGTGACGGATCGACGCTGTCCTATGTGGTAACCCATAATCTGAATACGACCGATGTTCATGTGGCTGTCAGCACCAAGGCTTCAACCTTCGATGTCGTTTACCCGGATATCCAAATCACCAGCGTCAACACCATTACGCTAATCTTCGCTGTGGCCCCAACGGCGGCACAGTATCGCTGCGTGGTGATCGGCTAATGAAAGTTCTTGGTCCGGCATTAAACCTTGGGGCTAAACCCATAATACCTGTTCCCGCCGGTGGCGCTCAGGGTCAGGTCCTAGCCAAGAACAGCGCGACGGACTACGACCTGGCCTGGGCTAATCCTTCTACCGACGGCGGCGGGGCGGCCAACACATTAAACTTCCGGGGCGCTTTTTCTACCTCCGGGACCTATGCAGTGGACGACCTTGTCAGCTACAACGGCGCTTTTTATATATGTAAGAACGCCGTCGCTGCCTCCGGATCGGCTCCGACCGACGCGACCGGCAGCTTAACGTACACGACACAGCCAGGTAACTGGCCTGTTAACGATGGCGACTATTCCACTATGGCTTTCGATTGTGGATCTCAGGCGTCATGTACGGTAACCTCAGCCACACCTGTGGTGTTTAACTCCTTCCGGGTCTATGATTGTCCGGCCTATCCGGCATACACTCTGGCCCTCGCGGGTGTTACTTCTCTTGTGCTGAAGGTCGACGGGGTTGTCGTCAACACAATAACAACCTGTCCCGCAAAGGTCAGCGATGCCCACGGCGGCTATTACGAGTTAGATTTTGGTAGTGTGACGGGCTTATCGGCCTCTGTTACGTTTCATTTTACGGCCTCGGATTTTGTCGGCTCAGAAATTCGGACCTTTACCGGCGGCGTGGTGCCGCTAACCGCTCCCGATACTGACCCGACGGATTGGCTCCTGCTGATTCCCGCTCCTACTGCTGCGTATACGCCCCCGACCGGGTTAATGACCTATCAAGGGGCTTTTTCTTCGGCGGCCAACTATGCGGTGGATAGCGTGGTCAGTTATAACGGAGCCTACTATCTGGCGAAAAAGGCAGTCACCGCTTTTGTTTCCGCGCCGACGGACATATCTGCTGCCGTAACTTACGCGGGCAGCGGTTTTGGGGCCTTTACGGGGGACGCCTGTAAAAACGGAAATTTAACGGATTATGCGTATGACACCGGGGGCTTCACCAACTCGACGTTCACCTTTACTGCTGTGCCAGGCACGGTGTTTAACTGTGTTAGGTTTTACGACACACCGCAGTATCCGACCTGGGGAATGGCGGCAGCTCTTATCTCGTCTATCGTTCTAAAAGTGGACGGTGTGACGGTCAACACCCTGGGGGCTGCTCCGGCTCTTACCAACGGGTATTTTGAGGTTGATTTCGGCAATGTTTCGGGAACGGTAGCGACCGTTACCTTTTATGAGGGGCGGACGTTTATGGGGGCGGAAGCGAGGGTATTCTCGGGGCCAACTCCGGCACCCAATCCCACCACCGACACAACGGATTGGCTTCTGCTGATTCCCGCTGCTGGCGCTGCCGCACCCGGGACGATGGTCGACACCGGCGCGTATTCTGGCGCTGCCACCTACGCGCTGGGAAATGTCGTGTCGTATGGCGGGAAGTATTATGTTGCAAAGTGCGCGGTTTCTCCCCCTCCTGCCGGTGTTACCTGGGACGCGGTCAACAGCTCCGCCACACTGTCAAACGGCAATTTGACGGCGCTGTGCAGCTCGTCGCAGGCGTTTAGTAACACCTTCAAAACCGCAGGCAAATGGTATGCCGAGTATGTTGTGGTTAGCGGAACGGAAGCCACCTTCGCAGTAAGCTCCGCGTCCGGTACGGAGGTCGGCTGGGCCTCAGCAAAAGCCTTTCAAAACTTGACGGGCCTTTCTGCCGGTAATGTGATTGGTGTCCTGGTAGATATTGACGGGCTGATCATGTATTTCTATTTAAACAATGTCCTCCAAGCAACCAAACCCATTACGGCTGCGGCCACCTATTGCTTGGAGGTCGGCATTGGTGCAGATACCGTCAGCTTAACAGCGAGATTCGCTGCTGCGGGTATGAGCTACCCGAGCCAGGGCCTGTTCCTTCCATGGGATTCGGCGGTCACGGTTACTCCGGACGTTGCCACTACCTCTTGGGACGCCTTAACGGGCGCTGCTGGTGTTAGTGCCAAGGCCGCACAGTTTTTAGTCGATTTCGGGGCAGAAGAGGCCGAGGAAACGACCACCACCGTCGCCTTTCCTTCGGTCCTTATCGGTTCGATTATAAACTGCTCAGTATTCGCCGGGGCGACGGCGGACCATGACCCGGAGGACGCGGTCATCGAGGGCGTGAAAGCCTATGCGGCAAACATCGTGCCGGGTGTCGGGTTCGACTTGTTCCTGTCGGCCAATGACACGACCTGGGGCAAGTATTTAGTCAATGTTCAAGTGGTATAAAGGGGGAAATTAAATGGCTGTTAAAGTAGCAGGCGGCAATAATACCGCAGGCCAGGCGAACGTTGACGCCAACTATAATTTAAACGTCAATGCGCCGCTGGCTGCGGTAAACGCCGGTTTCGTGACCGCGACGGGCGAGGTAACAGACGGCCTCGTCGGTGTCGCTCGCCAGGTGCGACCGCTCGACGTTTCACCGGACTATAAACTCCGGGCTGCCCTGGACCAGATCATGTGGATGGACACTTTCTGTCACGCGCAGCTGAATCTGTCGAAGTACAAGTACATTTCTTCGACTATGACCACTGCCCTGGCTGGCGGAAAAATGGTGATGAACAACGGAAACAGTTTAGCGTCCGGCGCCTATTCCGTCGTCAACACCTTCCGGACTTTCTATGAAGACCTGTCTTACGGTCTTTACGCAGACTTCGAGCTTGGTTTTTCGGCGCTGCCGGTAGCAAACAACGTGAATGAGTTCGGCATGGGCTTCGCGGCTGGCGTCGCGGTTCCTACTGACGGAGTGTTCTTCCGGCTGAATGCCTCCGGTGTCCTTCAAGGTGTCGCAAATAACAACGGGGCTGAAACCTCCTGCGTGTTGAACTTCACCTATATTATAAACCAGCTGAACCATTTCCTGGTCGTCCTGTTCGCTGATCGCGCTGAGTTCTGGATAAACGATGAAATGTATGGTCGTATAATTTGCGAGCCTGGGACAGCGAACGGTCCGACAATGTCCAACTCGCTGCCGCTCTTGATTCGCAGCTATAATTCCGCTGTGACTAGCTCTGCCCAGCAGCTTCAAGTAGCAACGGCGGCCATCACTAAAGCCGACATGAACACCCAGCGCTCCTGGCCGACTGTTATGGCAGGAATGGGCCTCTCGATGTCAAAACTTCCGGACGGTGTTGCAGCGGGTCAATCCCAGAACTATGTGAATAGCACGGTTCCGGCATCGGCCACCTTATCTAACACGGCAGCCGGGTATACGACCTTGGGCGGGCAATGGCAATTCGTCGCTGTGGCCGGTGCTGAGACGGATTATGCCCTGTTTGGATTCCAGGTTCCTGCTGCTGCTGCCAACTTGCCGGGAAGGAATTTCATCATGACCGGCGTCCACATAGAAGCCTATAACATGGTTATCGCCGTGGCCACCACCCCGACAATTCTACAATGGGCACTGGGCTTGGGTGCTTCGGCTGTTTCCTTGGCGACAGCGGATAGTACGACGGCTGGAACCAGGGCACCCAGAAAGATTGCTCTTGGCGCGCAGTATCTGCCCATCGGTGCGGCTGTTGGCGCTGTGGCGAATGCCATCGATGTCAACTTCAAGGAATCGCCCGAGATGGTGGAGGCTGGGACTTGGGTCCACTTGATCCTTAAGATGCCGGTCGCCACGGCTACCTCGACTGAGGTTATTCGCGGAACTGCTGCCATCTTTGGCTATTACGAATAAGGAGTGTTAACAATGACGATATTATCTGGCGGCGATTTAGGCGGCCAAGAAATACAGTGGGCGGCGTCAGGGACTTTACCCGATGGGCGCGAGTATATGACGATCAGCGGGTACATTTATATCCTCGCTGGCGACTTTGCCGTATTTGGCGGTGCTGCTTAACAACTTATCGGTAAATTACAGCCGGATGGCTGTTTTTTTATGCCTTAAACCGCGAAGCTGGATAGCTGACCGGGCGCGCTGGATAGGGCGTGGCTGGATTCCAGTAACCCAGAAAATAAGAAAACGTTTAGAGGTGTAACGATATGGAAAAAAGACTGAAAGAGATCCTGGCCCGTAAAAACGAAATTCGCAGCCTGCTGCAAGCTGACGGCGAGTGCGATCTGGACGCTATCCAGACCGAGCTGGACGGCCTTGAACAAGAGGAGCGCGGCATCCAAAAACGACTGGAGATCGCCAGTAAACTGAACGCCGGCGACGTTCGCGGCAGAATCATCCTGCCTCCGGGCGCCAGAACCCCCCAGGAAGATGAGCAGCGCACTGGCGTCGACACGGCCACCATGGAATACCGGACCGCGTTCATGAACTACGTGCTGCGTGGTACTCCGCTGCCGGCTGAATTCCGGGCTGACGCTACCACCACGACCACCGGCGCCCCAATTCCCCAGACCGTCCTCAATACCGTCATCGACAAGATGATTGCCTCCGGGATGATCTTGCCGCTCATTACCCCGACCAACTACCGGGGCGGTTTGGCCATTCCGAATTCCAGCGTTAAGCCTGTTGCTACCTGGGTGAACGAGTCTGCCGGCAGCAGCAAACAGGCCAAAACGACCGGCTCCATTATTTTCGGCTACTACAAACTGCGCTGCGCCGTTGCGGTCAGCTTGGAAGTTGACACCATGGCCGTGCCTGCGTTTGAGGCCGTCCTAGTGAATAACGTTTCCCAGGCTATGGTCATCGCTTTGGAGCAGGCGATCATCTCCGGCTCCGGCACCGGTCAGCCGACCGGCATTATATCGAGCGGCACGAGCGTCAATGCTGGCCAGGTGGTTACCGGGACCCCGTCGCGGAAATCGTTTAATGCTGCCGAGGGCGTCCTGGATATCGCCTATGAGGCAACCGCCAAATGGTGCATGACGAAGCAGACCTGGACCGCCATGTTAAATGAGGTCGATACCGTCGGCCAGCCTATCGCCCGCGTGAATGAAGGTATTCCTGGCAAAACTGCGCGCACTCTGCTCGGACGCGATGTCGTGCTGTGCAACTACCTCCCGACCTACGCCACCGGCCTGAGTGCTGGAACCGTTTGGGCATTCCTGTTCGACTTCAGCGATTATTGCCTGAACACGAACTACAACATCAACATTCAGCGCTACCAGGAGATCTGGGTGGGTGATGATTGGGTGACCCGCGCGGTCCTCATCGCCGACGGGAAAGTCATCGACGTTAACTCCCTGGTTACCTTAGCGAAATAAGAGGGGGGCGGAGAAATCTGCCCTGCTTCTACTAAGAAAGAAGATAGTGCTATTAATGAACGAACTGATCAAAATTGATGATGGCGGCAAAATTACCGCCAGGGAATTGTACGAGTTTTTAGAACTAAGGCCTGGAGATTTTTCCCGATGGGCCAAAACCAACATCGTGGAAAACCAATTTGCTGAGGAAGGAATGGATTGGATGCGACTCCGCATTCATGCGGAGACGCCCACGGGTGGTCAGATGGAAAGGGACGATTACCGATTGACCATCGATTTTGCCAAGAAACTGTGTATGGTTTCAAAGTCGACTAAGGGCGAACAGGCCCGCGACTACTTTATCGAAGCCGAGAAGCGACTCAAAGCGCTTTCAGCGCCCACCTGCATAGAAGACATGATGATTGCCCAGCTACTTTCCATGAAAGAACTTCGTCTCAAACAGCTAGAACAAGGCGAGCAAATCAGGCAACTTGCTGCAAAAATTGCGACAAGCCCGGCTGAATATTACACCATTGCCGGTTATGCCAGCCTGCGAGGGATTAAAGTTGACGTCAGCAAAGCCAGTTTGTTGGGAAGAAAAGCAGCCAAGTTAAGTGTTGAATACGGGTATCATGTTGGCAAAACCCACGATCCTCGGTTCGGTCAGGTCAACACCTATCACTTGGACGCATTAAATGAAGTGTTTCAGGCATGATCCCCTTTGTGACCGGCGATTTTGCCACGCATGTACTCCAAATCATTACAAGGTGGTGAACACAAGTGAGAAAAATCGATAGTGTTGCGGCTGCTTTGGCTGAGCTCACCCATAAAATCATTACCGACATTCATGCTCGCGGCTATTCGCCGTCTGATGCAGAGACCCTGGCTGCGGTCCGGGAGAACATTAAAGCTCTGAAAGAGTTTGATATTGAATTCGAGCCGGCACCGGCAGTGGCTCCGTCAGCATCTAAGGCTGGTGACTAACCATGGCGGCTCTGTCGCTAGACGATGTGAAACTGTATCTGCGGGTTGATATCAACGACGACGATGGGCTAATCCAGGACCTCATGGACGGCTCCATAAAGTATCTTGAACGTATGACGGGAAAAGCCAGCGACACCACCGACGGCGTGTGGAAGATGGCCATAAAGTACCTCTGTTCGCACTGGTATGAAAACCGCGACGACACGGTTGCAGGCCGAGACGCCAAAGTGGACCACACGATTGACTCACTGATTACCCATATTTCACTCTGCACGGATTATGCGGACAAGGCTGTGTCGCCATGATCCGGGCAGGTGATTTGCGTTATCGCGTTACGCTGCAGGGAAACGTTACCACTAAAGACGACGAAGGCAATCTTACACCGTCTTATCCCGATATAATGGACGTCTGGGCTAATATGAAGCCTGGTGGTGGTGAGTATGTCCACAGGCGTTTTGGGATATTGGACGACCGCATTTCCTTAATCATGGAGTGTCGGCCGAACCCGGCAGTAACTGAGATGAACGTTGTTTTGTGGAACAAGCAGTACGAAATTGTCCATGTTGCCCGATTCATCGACCACTATGTCGCGCTCTTGAGGCCGATGTGGATCGAGGCGCCTTAAATGGGCCGCCGGCGTAAGGGTGACACCAGCAACTTTTCGCGCTTATTTGTGCAGCTTGGCGCTGATGTGTCTGACGGGGCGAAAAAGGCTCTAGCCGACGGCGGTGACCTTGTTGTCCGGGAGGCAGAGTCCAGGTGTCCCATGGGCGACTCCGGCGCACTGAAGGAAAGCATAAAATCCAAGGCTAACCGCAAGGGGACGCGAGTCAAGATAACCGCTGACGCCAGAAACCCAAAAGATGGATACCCATATGGTCAGATTATGGAATTTGACCCGAAAAGGCGCAGACCGTTCATGTATCCGGCCATGGATGCCCGGCGGCAAGAGGTAAAGGATGGAGTCATAAAAGCCATCCGGGAGGCGGTTCGTAAAAATGCTAAACCCTAACGCAACAGTCAGAGCAGCGCTGGATGGTGATCCGGGGCTAATGTCCCGGCTTGGCGCCGGCAATGTGTACCAAGTATTCCCTGCCGCCGAAATTCCGCCGCCTCTGCTGGTATTCGGTGTAACCGAAAACCGACCGGCATTTGGCGCCGATGATGCCGAGCTTTCAAGCGAAATAACCGTAACCATCGATGCCGTCCACCGGGATAATGCCCAGTTGACGGCTATAATGCTAGACGTCAACCGGATTATGTCCGGGATTGGCTTCGTTCGGGACAGCTACGGACCGCTGGGGCAATCCGGCGGCGCGTACACCCGGATGATCAGATTCAAGACAGAAATGGAGGCATGAAAACTATGACGATGAGAATAGGCGTTAAAAGCCTATATTATGCTCCGCTGACTAATGACACGTCCTCGGGCGTGTCTTATGGCACTCCGGCAGCGATTCCGGGCCTCAACAAAATCGGTCTGACCCGGAAGTCCTCCCGGGATAATTTCTACGCCGACGATGGCCCTTGGGACACTGCAACGGCGAAGGACGTTTATGAGGTCGAGCTGACCGTTGCTGACATTCCCCTGGCGCTGTATAACACCCTCATGGGAATTACTCAGGTGGGTGCAGAGGGCAGGCCGACCATGAATGACGTAGCGCCTTTTGTGGCGATTGGTTTCCAGGCGACAAAGTCTAACGGCAACAGCAGGTACTATTGGCTTTACAAGGGCCAGTTTTCGCCGGCTGACGAGGAGAACGAATCCAAAGGAGCAACCGCGAAGCTGAAACCCATTCTTATCAAGGCCACTTTCCTGGGCCACACCTTCGACCGCTCGCAGGAGAGAATCCTTGATGCTGACGACCCGAACTATCTGGCGGTCATGGGCACGGCGTTCTTCTCGTCCGTTCTGCCGACCGCTGATAGCACTCCGCCGACTATTACCAACATCTTACCGGCTAACAATGCCACTGGCGTTGCCGTCGGTAGCACCGTATCCTGGACCTTCTCCGAAGCTATCAACGTTACCGGGCTTACGGCTGGCAATTTCCTGCTGGTCAAAGACATCGATGGCAGCAACGTCGCCGGGACCCTGGCGATCAACGCGACAAAGACCGTCGTAAACTTTACGCCGAGCGCCAACCTGACGGCTGCTGCGGTCTATCGGGCCATCGTTACCACAGACGTCACCGATATGTCCGGGAACAAGCTGGCCTCTCCGAGCGTGACGAAGTTCACCTGTTAGTAGAAACACAAAACAAATGGGGTAGTCGGTCAGCTTCTCTC